CAACAAATCCAACACTTAATGATGGAACATTAACTATTAACGGCAACGAAATTAACACTGGAGCAACAGTAACAACAGCCGCGGCAAACATTAATAGTGCAGGAATTGAAGGAGTTGCGGCAGCGGCAGTTGATGGCAAACTAGAAATTTATGGTATACCAAGAGCAACAGGTGATGATTCATCTACAACAGCAGTTGCTTCAACAATCATCATTGGCAACGTTGGTGATAGCACAGTAACTGCCACAACACAACTTGGTATCACTGTAGGTAGATATCATGTACCAAAAGTATTCATTGGTCAACACACAGAAGATCATGGCTTTAGATCATCAGACTCTGCGCCTAAGCCAACCGGATCTGTGTTCATACAAACAACAGAACCAAACGGTGGCGCAAATGTTGTTCTGAAAAAATACAACGACACAACAGGAGTGTTCGAAACTGTGACATCTCCTGTGTTTAAAACACAAGAACAAGCACTGCAACAACTTGATAGAGCAGGTGGTGGTGCTAACCTTACAACCAACGATGTGTTTGTGCAAGTCAACTCAGGTGAAGATGAGTGGGATGATTCAACTGATGAGAACGGTGAATTAATTGACTATGTTCCTTTTGTAAGACTAAAAGGTGTAGGATCAGTAACCGAGATTATCTCAAACAAAATTACAACCAAATCAGCTGCAGGCTTTTCAGATGGTGACACAATAAAAATGGCAGAAACTATTTTAAACTTGACTGCAACTGCAAACACTTCTTCAAGTATACTTGTTGAAAAAACAGTCAGCATTGGTGGTGAAGATGCGGATGATTTTGTATCTGCAATCAGTGCCGCTGGATTTGAAAACGTAGAGGCGGAATATGATGCCGCAAGTAAAAGAATAAAACTAAGACACAAACTAGGTGGACAAATTTATTTCTCAGACCAAACAGGCACTCCGATGGCAGACTTAGGGTTTGCAACAGCAAAAGCAAATTCATATGGTAGCAATTCAGATCTAACTACAGAAAAAATTGCTTCTCTATTTGTAGCGCCTACAGGTGATAAAGAAGATTTTTCTTCAACTCCAAGTTTACCTGCAACTTACTCATTTGTTGCTTCTAACTGGGGACCAGTCGAAAACACACCTGACACTGGCACAACTTTTACAGCAATACAATCAGTTAATGAGCCTACAAAAGATCCAGCAGATGGTCAATTATGGTTCACAACTGTTGTTGATGAAGTTGATATCTTGATACACGATGGATCAACATGGACAGGATATCAAAATGTGTCATCAGATGCAAGAGGATTCAACTTAGGCAACACTGATCCAAATGGTCCAATTATTTCAGCTACTGAGCCAACAACACAAACAGATGGCACAGCACTTGTTGATGGTGACCTTTGGTTAAACACATCAGAGTTAGAAAATTATCCAAAACTTTATAGATATGACTCTTCGCAGACAGCAGGTCAAGAGTTTGTACAACTTGACAACACTGACCAAACATCACAAGATGGCATTTTGTTTGCAGACTTCCGTTTCCACAGTGATGGAACAAAAGATGTGATCAACGAAGTAACGTTGATTACAGATCTACTTACATCAACATATCTTGATATTGATAAGCCGGATCCAGCACTTTATCCTAAAGGCATGTTAGGATTCAATCTTAGACGTTCAGGTAACAATGTTAAAAAGTTCAGGAAGAATTATTTTTCAAGAACAAACTTCCCAAGCACAACAGAGTTTCCTACACTGCCAACTGAAAAAGATGCATGGGTAACAGAATCAGGATTGAAAACAGATGGTTCTCCATTCATGGGTAGAAAAGCTCAGAGAAATATCATTGTTGAAGCATTAAAGTCAACTGTTGAATCAACCACAGAACTAAGAGAAGAACAGCGTGAATTTAACTTGCTGGCCGCTCCAGGATATCCTGAGTTAATTACAAACTTAGAAACACTTAATGCAGACAGAAAAGAAACTGCTTTTGTGGTTGGTGACACTCCATTTAGATTGGCACCAAATTCAACAGATATTACAAATTACGCCAACAACACAGCCGGTGCGGCAGACAACGGAGAAGATGGACTTGTAACAACAAATTCATTCACAGGTGTCTACTATCCTGCAGGATTTACAACAGACTTGGCAGGTGAGTCAGTGGCAGTACCAGCATCACACATGATGTTAAGAACAATTGCATTCAATGATCAAGTAGCGTTTCCATGGTTTGCACCAGCAGGTGTAAGAAGAGGCGCCATCGACAATGCATCATCAGTTGGATTTATTAACAGCGAAGGTGAATTCGAAACCACAGCAGTTGCTGAAGGACTAAGAGATTCATTGCAGTCAGTAAACATCAATCCAATTAGTTTTGTCACAGGATCAGGATTGGTATGTTTTGGACAAAAGACAAGACAACTAACAGCATCATCTCTAGACAGAGTAAATGTTGCAAGATTAGTTGCATTTACAAGACTACAACTTGATAAAATTGCAAGACCGTTTATATTTGAACCAAACGATGCATTAACAAGAAATGAAATAAAACAAGCAATTGAGTCTTTCTTGTTAGAACTTACATCACAGAGAGCATTGTTTGACTTTGCTGTTGTGTGTGACGAAACAAACAACACACCAGCAAGAATAGACAGGAACGAACTGTTTGTGGACGTTGCAATTGAACCAGTAAAAGCAGTTGAATTCATCTTTATTCCAATTAGATTAAAGAATACAGGTGAAATAGCAGCTGGCCTTTAAAGGTACAAGTTAATAAAAAGGAGAAATGAATAGTAAATATTCGTACTAGGAGATAAAACAAAATGTCAGTATCAACACTATCTAAATTTACAGTGCCACTAGCAAGTGATCAATCATCAGCCTCACAAGGCTTGTTGATGCCTAAACTACAATATAGGTTTAGAATTATACTTGAAAATTTTGGTGTGTCTACTCCTAGATCAGAAATCACTAAACAAGTTGTTGATGTAACTAGACCAAATTTAACATTTGATCAAATCACATTAGACGCATACAACTCAAGAGTGTATATGGCTGGAAAACATACATGGGATCCAATAACACTTAACGTAAGAGATGATGTTAACAATGAAGTCAGTAAACTAACTGGCGAACAGTTACAGAAACAATTTGACTTCTTCGAACAGTCATCAGCGGCATCGGGCCAAGATTACAAATTTACATCTAGAATCGAAATGCTTGATGGTGGCAATGGAGCCAACACTCCTACTATACTAGAAACATATGAATTGTTTGGATGTTATCTTGACAATGTTCAATATGGCACATTGGCTTATGCAACTTCTGAGCCAGTACAGATTACTATGTCTATTAGATATGATAATGCTATACAGACTCCAAGGGGCACAGGTATAGGTTCCGCAGTAGCAAGAACAGTATCAACAGCAGTTACCGGCGGCGGCATTTAATTTACACACAGCTTTTCTAGCTTTATAAATATCTCAAATGGTCTGGGACTATGATATTTGAGACTATATTAATAAGTCAAATAGTAATGTGCATTGTAATGGACATTCCAGACTGTCCTGATTCTAAAATTGTTAGCATGGAAAATGAATGGACGCCTGCCTATTATTATTATTCGGATGGTAAAGGCAACATACACTATGATGATGATCAAACTATACATATGGGGATAATTGTTCACGAACTTGCCCATCATGTTGCAGTCACACAACACAAAGACTTCAGCACAGTGTGTAAAAAATTTGGTGGCACAAACTGTGATCACGAACTGTAATTTTAATTCTGGCAAATTTAATCACCATAAATATTACAAATGGCAAACTGGCGTTCTAACTTTCTAAGACAACTGCTTGGTGGTGACACAATGCGTGACTATCAACACGCGGCAAGACTGTACACAGACAGAACTTTTGCATTATCACCAAAAAACAGATTTTTATATCATGTTGTATTTGAAATAAATCCATTAGCAACCGGAGTATCAATAAACTCAACTGAAAAACTTGAACTTGGCATGATTGTGAAAAGATGTGACTTGCCTTCTTACAGTTTCAATGTAGAACAAAAAAACCAATACAACTATAAAAATTATGTGCAAACTGGAATAACTTATCAGCCGGTATCTATTGTGTTACATGATGACATGAGTGATACTGCTACCGCATTTTGGCGTTCATATTATCAACATTATATTGTAGATACAAATAGACAAGAAGGATCATACAAGGCGGCATCGTTTGGCAACACCAATACAAGATACGATCGTTTTGGATTAGACACCGGTAACAATGAAAGATTTTTTACATCAATATCAATATTTCAACTAAGCAGAGGATTATTTACAGAATATAAAATGATGAATCCTGTTGTCAACGATTGGAACAATGGATCAATGGATCAAACAGATGGAGCAGGCATCAATGAACATTCCTTCTCTGTGTCCTATTCTGGAGTTAAACTAAGAAATGGAGAGATTGGAGTTGATCCTCAAGGCTTTGCCACTTTCCATTATGACAACACTCCATCACCTAACAGCACAGGAGGTGACTCCATATTTGGTGTGCTAGGTGGAATTACAAAAACAGCCAGCTTATTAAGTAGGGGCAACATATTAGGAGCAGGTCTCTCCGCACTGACAACATACGAAAAAATTAAGTCGGGTAAAGCAATTAGAGGAGCAAGAGAAGAAATAATAGGTGTTGTTAAAGACGCAGTAAGAGCTGGCACAAATAATATTGGCGCAACATCTAAGCCAGGTGTAAGTTTTCCAAAAAATTTGAAAAACAAAAACACTGAAAATAAAATAGAAGACAAAAGATTGACTGTAAAAACAAATGATAAAGACAAAATATCCTTGAACAGCAAACAGATAAAATTTTACTTGGATGCAAACTATGATGCAAAATTAAAGTTTGCTAAATTTGTAGGATATAGAATAGACACTAGTATTGATCTCAATTCAGTTGATACTGCATGGAACAGTCTAACCGAGACAGAACAAAATTCATACATTAATAATGCTACAAATGTCGCAGAGAAACTTATCTTAGAAGATAAAATTGTATATGAAGTTTCTGGACAAGAATACGCTAAATTTTTAGAATCACCGTTGGCAACTGAAACAGTTGCTACTGTAAATGTAAACAACGCCGCCAGTGGTCAAGGTACATCTGCCGGTACTACAACAGGATCAGGAGGATATTATATTGGTTAGTGCATACGGAGGTGGTAGCAGTACAGGCACAAGTGCTGGATCATCAACATCAGGAAATGGGTCGACACAGACTCC